CGAACGTGTTGCTGCTCGAGCGCACCCCGGACTGGAACGCCTGCGCGAAGTTCCGGCCGGCCCGCTCCCCCGCCTGGTCGGCCGCCGCCGACGCCTTCGAGGTGATGTCCGCGGCGAGCCCGGAGTCCTCGGCCCGGATACGGACGAACGCCTCAGCGATCGCCGAGCCAGCCACAGCTATTCACCTCGCTCACCGGAACATGGACCCTGCGAGGGCCTGAGCTGCGGCCTGCTCCTGCTCGGCCGTCAGCCCCGACTCGTCCCGGAGCGCCCGTGCAACCTCGTTGCGCTGCGCGCTGTCCGCCCCTTCGACCAGCACCGCGTGGAGCACCTCCGCGGCCTGGGCGACCGTCAGGCGGAAGAGCGGATGCCGTCGGCGACAGGCGTCAGCAACCCGTGGATCTCCGCTCGTGCCGCAGCCGCAGACGACGTGGGGCCAGCCATCGGCGCCTCGGAGACGGAGGGCACCGGCGAGCCAGTCCCACTCGTCGAGGGCCCATCCGAAGAGTCGGAGGGCCTCTGTGTAGGGCGGTCGACGACCGTCGCGTAGATCGCCTGCGCCACGTGCATGATCTCTTCGATGTCGTCGCCGTGGATCTGCGCGAGCCGCTCGAACTGCTCCCACTGGTGCTCGCCGATCGTGTCCCGCAGGAACACGTGCAGGGCCGCGAGCATGTCCATCTCCGCGGCGGCCTGCTCCTTCTTCGCGGCGATCTTGTCGGCCTCGGTGCGGGCCCGCCGCTCGGCCGACTGCGCGGTGTTCGAGCGGCCGTTCGCGGCGTTCGTCGCCCACGCGAACCGCATGATCGGCAGCGCCGACACCCGCGCCGGCACGGTGAAGTGCTCGCCGTGGAACGCGAAGTAGTCGGGCTCCAGCTCGCTGACGTCCAGCTCGCGGCCGAACGTCCCGATCAGGGCCATCAGGAGCCGACCGCGACGGTGCCGGCGACCCACCGGTCGAACGCGTTGCCGGTGGCGGGCTGCTCGAGGGAGAACTCGACCTGGATGGTCGCGTTGTCGGCGCCCTTCTTGTGCGCCACCGTGACCTCGCCGGTCTGGAAGCACTGGTAGAAGACGGCCCGCTCGGTGAAGTCCTCCGACTCCCAGCCGATCATCACGCGGGTCTCCTGACCGACGACCGGCGGGCTGATCTTCGACAGGAGGGTGGTCGTCGCACCGGAGACGGTCGTCACCGAGCCGCCGTTCAGAGCGAACGCGATGTTCTTCCCGGTGTACTCGGCGATCTCGAAGGAGACCTTGCCTTCGACACCGGTCGTGACGATCCGCACCGGCAGCAGGTACTCGGCGACCTCGATGTTCTCCGTGTCCGGCGACCACGACCATTCGTGGCCTTCCTTCGTGACACCGATCGGGATCCACGCTGCGGGCCACGCGTCGGTGAACACGGACCCGACGACGGTGCCACCGGCCGGCTTCTTCACGGTGCCGCCGGAGGCTGTGGAGGTGACGTTCGCGTTCGTCCGGGCGTAGGACAGCGACGAACCTGACGCGGCGGTCAGGGTGTAGGTGCCGTCGAACACTGGATCCGCTGGGGACAGGGCCACGATGACGGTGTCACCGGTCGTGTAGCCGTGCGCGGCGGACGTGGTCAACGTGACCACGTTCGTGGTCAAGGCCTTGTTCGTGACGGTCGCCGGGTTCTCCCCCGGCAGGGCAGTCCCCACCGGAGCCTTGAACAAATATCCGGCGCCGGACAGGATGCGGGTCTTCGGGACGACGAGGGCGGGCGTGGGAATCAACCCCTTGGGTCGGTGCCGTTCCCGCTCGCCGAGCTACTCGACGGCTGACCGGCAGGTCCTCTCAGGACCCGACCCCACGCACAGACTAGCGCCAGCGGTGCTGGCTGCGTCACCTACCGGCGAGAGTCACCCCGGCTGGCACCTGACCGTCGCATCGAACCGGTACTCGGCTTCCCCGCCGACGTCTCCCGTGAACGTCGGCCCCTGCGGGGAGTGCGCGTACAGGAGCCTCACCAGGTCGCCCTCCTGGGTGGTCACCGTGGCCGGGTTGCCGCGCAGCCCAGTCGTGACCGCGTTCGCGAGAGCCCGGCAGGCCCGCTCAGCGGCGGCCCGCGCCCCCGCCTCAGAGCCGACGGACCGGACCGTGAACGACAACCGGACGTCGTCGTAGTCGTCGCCGGTCACCCGGGGGGTGATCTCCTGGCAGCCGGCGACAGCACCGGTGGACGCCGACCGTGGCTTGCCGAGGTGCACCCCGTTCGCGAGGGGGTTCCCCTTCCCGCACAACCCCGGGTAGGCGTTCACCCAGACACGCATCGCGCCGGCCGCGTCGCAGTACCTGACCTCGACCATCAGCCGGGCCACGCGTTCAGGGCGTCCCGCAGATGCGACCTGTACCTGAACTCGATCACGAGGGGATACGGGTAGCCGCGGTCAGACCTGGCGGGGGACGACACGTCGGCGTAGATGCCGTCCCCGTCGGAGCCGATCTGCCAGTCGATCATCGACTTCATCTTGCCGGTGTCGACCAGGGCGAGACCCTTCGCTGCGGAGGCGACGACCTGCGCGCCGCGGGCCATGTACACCCCGACCGGGCCGGCCGGGGAGCGGGTGATGACCTGCAACGCGGCCTCGTCGAGGACGACCCGAGCCATCAGGCTTCGACGTTCTCGATCGAGCCGTCTGCCAACCAGACGGGAACCCCGGGGTGGGACTGGGGGACGGGTGCCCCGGGCGCGAACGCCGCGACGTTGTTCCAGGTGAGCAGCCGGGTGGACCGGTACTTGCCGTACTCGGCGAGGATCCGGTGCAGGTACGACACGCCTGGCTCCCCGGCGCCTGGTTCGGCGAACGCGGGTTCGGTGACGGTGTCCCCAGCAGCGGCCGGCTCTTCGACGGTCGACGCGGTCTTCTCGGCCATCAGGTCTCCTCAGAACTGGAACGGGACGTCCGCGTACGGGACGGGGTCCGGGAACGAGTACTGGGTGAGAGGCCTGGCGTCTTCCGGGGTCGGGTCGACGTCGAGGCCGCCGCCGGCGGCAGCGTTCACGGCCTGCGCCGCGGCGATGGCCTTCTCGAAGTCGCCGCGCAACCGGTCGTAGACGGCGACGTCGGCGTCCCGCTCCGGGTAGCCGAGCTCCACCCAGTACGCGGCCAGCAGCGACGCCGCGAGCTGGCACGCCGGGTACGCGGCCGACACGACGGGGGTGCCGACCGAGGCGAGGACCCGGGCGCAGGCGTGCCCGATCAGGACCGCGACGGTGTCCCCGGTGGGGGTGGTGTCCGCGGTGAACGTCATCAGGTACGTGTCGTCGACACCGACGGCCCGGGTGCGGGTGGGGATGTGCGCGGCGACGTGGGTGAGGGCCGGCTCCCACGCGGGGTGCAGCGTGCCGGACGGCAGCACCGACAGGCGCACCTGTTCGACGTCGGCGACGGGCGCTGTGGTGGTGAACGTCAGCAGCCAGTCGCCCTCGGCGGCCAGGAGGGGGGTCGCCGTGTAGATCCCCGTCGACGGGTTCGACACCGTCAGGGGCGTGGTCGTCCCGGCCGGGTCGGTGAGGGCCGCGGTGACGGTCCCGTTGATCGGGGTCGGTGGCACTGTGGACGGGTCGACGAGGTAGTAGCGGATCAGTGGGGCGTCACCGAGGTCGTGCAGGCTCACGGCGTCCCTCCACTACTCGTCGACGGCACGTCCCGGCCCCGGACGTCATGGTACGACGGTGGCACGGCCCCTCGAGGTGACCTCGATGTGGCCTCGGGCCGCGCCCGGCGGCGGTTCGAGCAGGCCCAGGGCGGTGACCGCGAGCGTCGCTGTCCCACCCGCCGGGACCCGTTTCCCGGCCGCCGCGTACGTGCATGCCGCGATGGCGGCGCGGCCACTGGTCGCGGCGCGGCGACCGACGGCCCCGGACCCGGTCACCGCGACCCCAGCGGCCCCGTCCCGTACAGCGATGTGCCTGCCGCTGCCGGTGCCTGCTGCGGCGAGACACAGGCTGCCGCCCGGCGCGGCCGTCTTCCGGGTCGCCCCTGTCCCGGTCCCGGCCACCGGGCACGACCCGCCCACCGTGGCGGTCTTCCGTGGCGTGGCAGCGGTGTGCGCGCCGACGTGGAGGCGCCCCGACACCTGCCGGACGAGGCCGCGGATCCCGTACGCGAACCCGCCGACAGTGACCGCAGCAGCCGCCGGGGCCCGTTTCGCGGCCGCCGCCGCCGCCGACATCCCCGCGATGGTCGCCGCGCCCGTCTGGGCGACCTTCCGGGGCGCTGCCGCTGCCTGGACCCCGACGGTGAGGGCAGCCGTGACCGCCCTCACCGTCGGTGGCTCAGCTGGAGCCCTGACGACACGAGGGGCGACACCAACCGACCGGAGCAGGACAGCCCGGGCCACCGCCGCAGCAATCACGTCGAACACACCGGGGGCGGCTGCCTCGTCCTGCTGGGTGGCGTACGACCCGGACCCGGTGACAGCAGCCGCTGCGGCCGCCGTGACGGGCGCGGTCTTGCGTGCCGCGCCGGCTCCTGCGATCCCGGCCGTAGCCGTCGAACTCGCCGGTGACACCTTCCGTGCCGTGCCGGCCACGGCGGCCCCGACGACTGCCGCTGCGGTGACAGGGCGGATGTCGGGCCGGACCATGGTCCGCAGCATCAGCAACGGCGGGCGCCTCGCTGGGACGGTGGCCCGGGCCACGGCAGCGCCCGTGAAGTCGTAGACGGCGGGCCACGCCGCCGCCGTGGCCTGCACGGCACCGGACCCGGCGACACCCACGACCCCAGCGGACGACGCCGACGCGACCTTCCGCCCGGTCCCCCGCGCCGTCACCCCGACAGCTGCTGCCGCCGCGGCCGGCGCCGACTTGCGGGCGGCCGCAGACACCGCGACCCCGACCGTCACCGCGGCAGCCTGCGCGGCGGCCTTCGCTGCCGCACCGGATCCGGCCGCCCCGACCGTGCACGCGGCGGTCACGGACCGGACGTCCGACTCGACGAGGGGGGTCCGGGCGGTCAGCGCCCGGTTCGGGTGGCCGCGGCCTAGCCTGGCCATGTCACCACACCGCCGCTCGCTGAACAGCCGCACCCGGAACAATGATCTTCGACACGTACGGCGTTGCGGCGCCAGCCTCCTGGACGACCAGGACCCCTCCGGACCAGTTCGTTCCGCTACCGCCCGAATGACCATAGTTGCGAGTGCCGGACGCCTGCCCGGTCCAGTGCAGGGCGACCTCGGTCATGCTGCCGCCGCCGCCGCCCGCCGACAGGTCGACAGTAGCTCCGGACGGTGTCCCTCCCGTGGGATTCGTGCCTGCCTCCCAATCGCCCGCCAAATACATGACGATCGAGGTCGAGTCCGCCACGGCGACCGAGATCAGGCCGTCCGCGTCGGCAGGCCCCATCGTTGTCCAGGCTGGGGTGCCGGTCCACTCGGCTGCCGGGACGACGAACATTCCGACGCCCATCACGGCGGAGCTGTTCGCGGAGACAGTGACCCGCGCCGTGATCGATCCCCCAGCGCTGCAGACCGCTCTGGCCGACTCGAATCCACAGCTGTTACCGTTGGTCAACGCAGCCAGTTGCGTCCATGCGGACGTGGATCCAGACTGCGTGGCAACGGATCCCACGCCTCCGGCGGCGTGTCCCCAGTCGGAGATCCCGAACCCGACGAGCAGATCACCAGCGGCGGCTGTGAACGTGATGTCCTTGTACTGCCCATTGGTGACGGCGGTTCCGGCTGTGTTCCATGCGGTCTGGGTGAAACTGATCGCCATGTCAGATCACCCCAGGTTCTGATCATAAATGCGCACGTAATCGCAATAGCACGACTCGGTTGTGGTGGGACCACCCGCCAGCATCTGAATGTAGAGCATGAAGAAGAACTGGGCGCCACTGGCCGGTACGTTGCCGGTGGCTGAGGTGTGGGTCAGGACATCATCCTGATAGAACCTTGAGGACACTCCCGGCTTCCACCGTGACGTGTACTTGTGGATCGAGGTGGCCAGTCCGCTGCTGGTGATGTTTCCCGTGTCTGGGCTACTACTGTTCCAGGTGTTGACCAAGTAGTTATTGGGCCCGCTCACCTGTCCCGGGACCCACTCCGCGATGTCGATCTCAGCGTGGTCGGTGTCGTTCCAACCGCCCTGGTCCGGGTCCGTCTTCCACGTGTCGAGACCAGATTGGCCTTCCATCCACGGGGCAGGCCAGAAACCGTTTCCCGCATCTGCCATCACCTGCCAGCCGACCTCGACGGTGAGCGTGTTACCCGCACTGGGGAAGAACAGTCGAGTGTTGTTCTGGACAGCTCCGCTGCGCCACGGTTGCGTCACGCTGCCGCCACCAGCCGACGGGTATCGCGGTCCCGTGTAAGACGTATGCGTCGCAGTCAACTGCAATCTACCCGAGCCATCCAGGCGAACCTGCTCCGGTAGGTAGTACTGGACCTCGTTCTGGGCGAGGTAGCCACACCGGTTATAGATCCACCATTCCGGGTCGATCGGCCCGTCGGCGGAACCGTTGAAATCGTCGCCGAACACCAGACCGGACAGGGGCGTATTCGCGCCGCTGGCAACGGATTCCGCGCTCGACCCGTAGGCGTTCGTGGCCTTCACGGTGAAGGTATAGGCAGTGCTGTTCGTCAGCCCGGAGACGTTCACCTTCCGGTACGTGCCTCCGTTGCTGGCCACGATCGTCGTGGTCGACCCGACGGCCACCGTCGTCGGTGTCTGCGGCGTCGCGCCGATGTACGGGGTGACCGTGTAGCCGGTGATCGGCCCGCCGCCGACATCGGTCGGTGGCAGGAACGAGACGGTGGCCGCCGCATCCGACGTGATCGACGTGACAGCGGTCGGGGCGGCCGGCGCCGCCCCGACGGTGCGGGCGGCCGGATGGATCGGCAGACGCAACCCGGCCCCCCCTCACAGCAGCGTCCACACCCACGAGGGCGCGGACGATCGACGTACTATGCGCGGGCGAACTGGAAGTCGCAGCGGGCGTTCACACCCGCCGGCGCGGTGAGCCGCAACGCGAACCCCTGCGACACCGCAGAGTCGGGGGAGTCCCCCAACGGGAAGTCGTAGACGAGGAGACCACCGACGGGGGTGAGGAGGTTCTTGCGGATCGCGGTCAGCACCGTCGGCTCCGACGTCGACGCACCGAACGCCGTGAACCCGGTCGTGATCGACCGACCGGCGATCTGGACGATGTTCGCGGACTCGGAGGTGTTGCCGGTGCCCGGCGTCGAGTTCGTCGCCGCGGTCAGGGCACACAGCTCCCACAGGACCGGGACAGCGGACGCGGTGACCCCGTCGAAACCGATCGAGAACTTCAGCAGGTCGACGCCGAACTGTGCCGGGGCGAGGACCGCCAGGCAAGTCCTCGGTGTGGCAGCTGTCAGAGCGACCGCAGCCGAGTTCCCGACGGTGTACTGGGCGCGTGCCATCAGATTCCCCTACTCACATCGTGCTCGCATCGAGGAGCAGCTGCCCCGCGGCGACGGTAATCTGGCCCTGCGCCGCGAACGTCTCCGGGACGACCTTCTGCCAGAAGAAGTCCCCGACCCCGGTGATGTCGACGGCGGCGCCGCCCTGCGTGGTGGACACGGAGAACACGTCCGCGGTGAGACCGGTCGCGATCACGTAGTAGAGGGTGCCTTCGGTGAGCCCGGCGGGGAGGGACTCGGCGAACACGTTGAAGAACATGACTCGGTCGTTCGCGGCGAGCCCATGCGCCGCCGACGTGACTGTGTTCGCGGTGACGTCGGCGGTGTCCGCAGTCCCGAAGCCCTTCACGGAGCCACCGAACGGCAGATACCCCCGGTAGTTGTTCGTGTTACCGGTCGCCGCGGTCATCAGGCCGAAGAACCCGTACGTGCCGGGGGGGACGTCGAAGGTGAGCGCGTTCGTGTTCGACAGCTGCCCGGACGCTGCGGTCCCCCACGTGACGGCCTGCCGGGCGTAGGCCGGGGAGCCGCCGGTGGCCTCGGTGCCCGTGAAGTTCGTACCCGTCCCCGGGTCCGAGGCGGTGAACACACAGATGTGGGTGACGGCCCCGGACACGCCGCCGCCGGTCCCCGACTTGAGGGCCTCGTTCTGGCCGATCGTGTTGAGCGGCACGCTGCGCCGTCCTCTCTCGTGAGTGTCACCCCGGGCGGGCCCCTGGACCCCGCACCTAGCAAGTCCAGGACTTGGGGTCGGGATGCGAGGCGCGGAGACCGAGCGCCCGCCCGGGGGACGTCCTACTGGCGGGCGACCGCCGCGACCGCCCCGATCGACTTCAGGAACGGGCCCTGCCCGGCCGCGGCGTCCGGGAGCCGTTCTCCCTTCGCCACCGTGACCGGTTCGGTCGCGCCGTCGAGGTGGACGGATACCGCCGGCCACAGGACGACGTAGCCGACGACCGGTTCCTGCGACGGCACGTCCTCGGCGGGAGCCGGGGTCTTCTCGGCGGCAGGCACCGTCACACCCCCGTGACCTTGATCGCGCAGTTCGGTTCCTGCACGATCGGCACCACCGGGCGCCGGGTCCCGAGCAGCCACCGGTCACGCCGGTTCGGGTCCCGCCGGATGTACGACTGGATCTCGTCGGCGGCGCCCTGGTACTCCGGGGATGGGATGTCCTCGTAGGCGAGGGCACCCAGCTGCGTCGAGTCGAGCAGCATCACCGACACACCGGCCGGCATCCGGGACGCCGGGACCGGCCGCAGGGTCTTCCCGGCGATGACGAGGACCTCACCGGACTCCGTCACCGTGTTGGAGGACTCCCGGCGCAGGCCCGCGATGACCTTCTGGTTCGCGACGAGCCGGGCGTACAGGGTGACCGTGAGGACGAGGGTGTCCGTGTCGTAGCCCTCGGCGAGGTCCTGGACGACGGCGTCGGCGAGCATCACGTCGAGGAACGGGTCCGCGGCCGCGTTGTTCCACGCCGCGGCCGCTGCCTGCGTCTGGGTGACCGCCGCAGCGATCGCCGCCAGGGACAGGGTGTCGACGTAGGACACGGTCCGGTTCACGGACTTGGTGAGGGCCCGGTTCACGGCCTGCATCCGCATCCGGCCGATCGCCTCGTCGACGATCGGCACGTCCTGCCCGTACTTGGTGACGTTCGCGAGGGCAGCGGTGCCGCCGGTCGCGAGGGCCAGCTCGTATTCGCCGCCGGGTGCGGTCGGTGTCGGGTTCCGGTCCGTGTAGATCGACTCGGAGATCTCGTAGGAGACGGCGCCGCCGGTCGCTTCGATGGAGCCGGTCAGCAGGACCGGGGACACGAACCGCTGGTCGGCGATCGTCCGGAGCCGCCGCTGCACCAGCGTCGGGTTCTGCAGGAACCGGTTGATGGAGAGGACGTCACCGGTGAGGGTCGGCGCGGTCGGGGGGTAGAGGATCGGCACCGCGGATCACGCCTTCCAGTGGACGTCGACGCTCACCGCGGCGCCACCGGCGGCCGTCAGAGCGATCCCGATGAACTGTGTGACCGGGTCGGTGCCGACCACGTAGGGGACGACCCGGCCGGACGCCGCCGACTTGAGTGGGTCCCCGACAGCGATGGCGGCGCCGGACACGCACCGTTGGACCCCGCCGCGGGACACGGCGACCAGTTCACCGATCGCGACGTCGCGGGTCGCGACACCCAACACGACCGCGGACGCGGCGGTGGTGGGGGCGCAGGTGCCGGCCGCGGACAGGAACACGACCTGCCCACCGGTCACCGCGACGCTGGCCGCATAGGTGACCTCGGCGCCGGGCGTGAACTTCGGGACGTAGTCGCCCATCAGACCTTCGCCCCCGCCCCGAACAGCTGGTTGTAGAACGCGTCGTCGTCGGAGGTGTCAGGGGCGCCGGCGTGACCGGCCGCGGTGACGGGGACCGCGGAGCCGCGGGCGATCCGGGCCAGCAGACCCGTGACCACCTTCGGGGCCTCGTCGTAGTCCTTCCCCCACTGCTCCCGGTCCGCGGGCCGGATCTTCCCGTCGGCGACCGCGGCGGTGATGACCCGGGTCTTCTCCGCGGCGGCCTTCTCGGCCTCGATCTGGGCGAGCTTCGTGGTCGCGGCCTCGAGTTGGGCGCCGTATCTCGCGGCGATCCGCTCCTCGGCCTTCTTGACCTTCGCGGCGACCAGATCGGCGACAGCGTCGGATGGGGCGTCGTCCGCCGTCTCGCCGCTGTCCTGGTCGGTGTCCTCGTCGTCGGGGTCCGGCTCCGGCGCCTTCTCGGACGCCTTGCGCTCCAACTCGTCGACAGCCGCCGCGAGGGTGGCGTCGTCGGCGTCGGCCGGTACCCCGAGACGCTCGGCGAGAGCGGTCGGGATGGGCACTCTGATCTCCTCAGGAGACTCGGTGGATACCTGCGTCTCCCGACCCCGAGCGAACTGTACCGTGATCGGCCACTCGCGCTGCAAGCGAACGCCACCATTGGTGCTAGCGGCCCCGGGCACGCGAGTGGATGCTGCGGCCGGCTGCGGGACCGGCTCATAGGTTGGCCGCACCTGCACCGGGTCGCTGAACGTGAACTGGCCGTCGGACTCGGTCCACGACACCTGCCAGTACTGGGAGTCGTCGGCGAGCCACACGGTGGCGACGAGCCGGTCCGTGTACAGGTCCCGGACCCAGCAGTCACGGCCGAGGGTCGGGACCGTCGCCGCCCACGCCTCGAACGCCTGCACGAGCTCGTCGATCGACGCGGACGCGACGATCACAGTGCCGAGGCGGCGGTGGGTGATGGTGCCGGGCATCGGGTTCCCTTCATCTGGGAGGGCGGACGCCGCCACAGAGCGGGCAGCGACCCACGCGTCCACGTCGGTGGTGGTGCCGTACAGGTCGGCGATGTCCCCGAGGGACTGGATCGCGGGAGCCGTGACCCCGAGCAGGGCGAGACCGGTGACGACCATCCGGTATTCGGCGCCGGCGTCGGTGCGGACCCCGAGTTCGGCTTCGATGGACCGGGACGGGTACGCGGACGCCATCACCTCGTCCAGCCACGCCGGGACCCCGACGAGGTCCGCGAGCAACGTCTGCCCGTCGGGGGTGGTCCGCAGGTTCTCCAACCGGCCGACGGCTGGTTCGCCGTCGCCGAGGATCTGCCCGTCGGTGAACCTGGGGTCGGTGTGCCCGATCTTGAGCACGGCGGACCGGAACGTGGGGTCGTGTTGGGCGAGGACCGCGTCCCGCAGGTCCTCGGCGGTGACGTCCCATTCCCCGGTCGCTGTCGACCAGTGCCCGACAGTGCAGATCGGGACCGCGGGGCGGGTCGTGAGGGCAGGCATCAGGGGCCTCCGACCGTGTCTTGGGTGAGCAGCAGCACCGACCCGGTGCCGAGCGCGACCGCCGCGAGCACGAAGAACACGAGGATCCCCCACGTCTCCCACACGGCACTCTTGGCGCCGGCGGCGTGCCGGGTCACGGGTCGACCCATTCGAGGCGCGTCGCCCCGCCGTGCCCGTGGATCGCTTCGACGTCGCCGATGCGGTCCCACATGCACGTCTGGGCGATCCCCGACCCGGTGCCGTCCCATCGTGTTACGACCTTCCCGTCATTGAACTCGACGCCGTGGGCGACGACCCCGGTCCCGGAGATCCCGGTCACGTCGACGTCCCGGATCAGCCGGAACCGGCGCGGCATCCTGCTCATGCCCGCACCCACCTGCCTTCGGTGATCCACCCGTGGTCGCCGCACAGCCGGCACAGCACCGACGGGGTGACGGTGAGCGGCTCCCACGACTGGACCTGCCACGTCGGCTTCCCGGCCACGACGTCGACGTACTCGGCCGGCTGTTCGAACGTGACGAACCCGCCGGGCACGCACAGGGCCAGCCCGGACGGCGTCCAATGCTCGATCCGGGCCCCGAACCGGTCCACGTCCGGGAGGTGCGCGATGTGCGGGTCCCGGTCCCGGTCGGGGTGCCAGCCCACCCACCACAGGGCGTGACCGTCGCCGAGGTCCAGGTCCGGTGGGTCGTCGAACATGGGGACGGGGTTCACTCGAACACCGCCAAGAGGAGCCCGCGACATCGTTCCCGGCCTTGGCACGCCCCGTACCCTCCCGTCGGGTAGGCGGCGAGGGCATCGTCGAGGTCGGCCCATTCGGTGCCGTCGACCGCCCGGCAAGGCGGGCAGGTGGAGGAGTCGCGGACCTCGCTGGCAACGTAGGTCACCTCGAGCTCGGTGACGGTCGCGGCGGCCGCGAACAGGCGGGCACGGCCAGCGTTGATCGCGTCGGCGACGGCGCCACCGAGGACGTCGTGCGCGTACGTGCCGGACAGGGCGGCCAGGAACTCCCCGACCCGGGCGGCCAGGTCGTCGGGGGCCGCCCCGGAGGTGCCGACGAGGCGGACCGCTTCCCTCGATGCGGCGGCCGCGAACGACGCGCCCATGACCGCGGCGATCGCGGTGGCCATCGCCGTGACGGACGTCTCGTCGCTGTCCACGGCCGGTGCGGTCACACCCTGCCCGGTGGTCTCGGCGGCCGCTAGGCCAACGCCGAGGTCGGCGGCTTCGCTCATCGCCACCGCGAGGGTGTCCGCCGCGGTGGTGGTGTCGACGCGGAGCGCGGCGAGGATCGTGAGGGCCAGCAGCAGGTCGCCGCTCGACACGGCGTCCTCGACCTGCGCGGTGATCTCGTCGGTCCATGCCTGCGTGACCGCCGGCCACGCCTCGAGGAGGTCGGCGAGGACCTGGTCGTGGGCGACGTCGACAGCGGCCGGGTCGAACTGTGCCTGCTGTTCCCGGGCGGTCAACGCTCGCCGGTAGGTGCGGGCCGCGGCCGTCACCGGCCGCCCGCTGTCCACCTCGTCGTCGTCCTGCTCTTCCTGGTCGTCTGGGCCCGCCCCGGGTGTCGGCGTGGGTCCCGGGGCGGGCGGCACAGACGGTTTCGGGCGCGGCTTCGGCTCCGGTAGGGACAGGGCGTCCCGCATCCACGCCTGCAGGTCGTCGTCCATCTCCAGGGCACCGGACTGGACGAGGTTGCCGAGGGCCTCGGCGATCGCGGCCCGCGACGCCGACATGTCGACGTGCACCGCTGGGACGTCCGCGTCGCCGCCTTCGTTGAAGTCGACGAGGCGGACACACAGGTCGGTCGCGGTGTCCGCGAACTCGCGGGCGGTCGCCTCCACCGCCTGGGCGAGGAGGTCCGCGAACACGGAACCGAGGGCCCTGTTCCCGGTCCCTGTGTTCGCGAGGTCGAGGACCGATTCGAGGGCACCCCGCGCCATCTGCTGGTCCAGGTAGTGGATCGTCGGGAGGGCGTCTGGGACGGTGCCCTCCACCCCGACGATCCGGAGCCGGAACCCTGGCGCGGTCAGGCCCCCGGTTTCCCCGACCCGGATCGCCTGCACCGCGGCCTGCGCCGCCGTGATCTGCGCCTGAGTCGGGGTCGTCCCCGGCAACTGTTCGAGGGTGGGGGTGCCGGCCGCGAACCGGCGCAGGCCGGTGCCTTGCACCCTGAGCAGGTCCTGCTTGATCAGCCACGGGCCGAACGCGTGACGCAGCAGCGAAATGCCCTGCCAGGCGGCGCCCTCACGTTGCCGCACATACCAGAGGAGCCGGTCTGCGGGGATGTCGGTGCCGAGGACCGCGTTCCACGCCTTCTGCGTGACCTTCTTCAGGTTCCCTTCCCGGTCCGTTTCGATGATGTCGATCGACGACGGCAACCGCTCCCCGAGGGAGGAGAGGACGGCCTGCCCCGAGGTGACGTCGTAGACCGGCTCGTACGGGGCATGCCCATAGGTGAGCAACGTGGGGACCGCCAGCTTGACGTGGTCGAGCCAGCGGACCCCGCGGCGCCGCCACTTCCCGGGGTCGTCGGCGCCGAGCAGCGGCAGGCCGAGGGAGTCCGCGCACAGTTGGGCCATCGCGGGGGACGCGCCGCGGGCGTCGATCGACCAGCGGGCCGACACGATCGGGCGGACGTAGGCGGCGAGGATCGAGGCGATGGTCGGGTCGTGCCGCATCCGGGTGTAGGTGTCGACGGACTGCGGCCACAGCAGGTCGGGGACGTACTCGCCGGAGGTGTCGACCGACGGGTTCAGCCCGACCAGGGCATCACCGGAGGACATCGACCCCCGGGGCGTGGTGGGGGCGTCGGTGACAGGCAACGGTGGCCTCCCGGGGCGCCAATGCTGCTGGACGACCCGACCCCGTGCACATGATGGCACGCGGCTGCCCCGGTGTGTCCCGGAGACGACGCAGGGGCCGTGCCCGCTTCCTCCGTCGGGCACGGCCCCTGCGTCGTCACCCCGTCAGGGGTTCGGGGATGACCGGAACGCTACGACACGACCCACTCGGCCGTCTCGGCGAACCCCGAATCCATCCCGAACTGCACGCCCGTGATCTTCGCGGCCTTCGGGACCTCGAACACGACGTAGCCGAGGGCGGTGCCACCCTTGGCCAGCTTCACCGATCCGGGGAACACCGCGCCAGCCTTCAACTTCGAGACGATCGTCGACTGGAACTGTTGGCCGTCGGTGTCGATCAGGCGGGCGCCGTTGCTCGGTGAATCCTCGTACGGCACCGTCCCCGTGTTCACGATCTTGAATTGGACGGCGGCGTACCGCATCCCGTCCTGTGGCTTCTCGAACTGGTTGGTGCTCACCGTCGACGGCACCAGCTTCGTCGCGGTGACCTGCACCTGGGAGCCTTCCGTGTTGCCCTTGACGGTAATCGCCTGCCCGAACTTGGCTGTCGGCGCGGACGACGCTGCTGCGGGTTTCGTGCCGGCGTCCGGTGTGCTGGTGACGCCTCCGGTGGCGCCGCAGCCGGCGAGCACGGTCACGGTCAGCCCGATCAGGGCGTGCCGGATTGTCCGGTAATGCATGGTCTCGACCCTTCCCCAAGCCCGTGAGGTTGCTACCGGTCGTGACCGTACACCTCGGGTGTGGTTACCAGGGGGGCATCCGGACGTAGGCGATCCACCGGCCGCAGTCCGGCTCGGCGCGGACGTCACCACCGCAGTACAGGTACGCCCCGTAGTAGACGCCGTGCGCTGCACCCCACCGGCGCATCGCCAGCTGCCAGGGGACGGTCGTGGCGCCCCATTCGCCGTAGGCGAGGACCCGGCCGTGGCGGCGCGCCCACGCCGTCCACCAGGCGGGCCCGGCGGTGGACCGTTGGAACCCGGCCCACGACTGGGAGATCCACTGGGTCTGGTAGAACGACACCGCGACGTAGTCAGCGGCCGGTGTCCAGAACTGTTCCAGGGTGGCCCGGTGCGTCGTGTAGTTGAGGGCCAACCCGAAGTTGATCGACCGGGCATGCTTGCTGTGCCGCTTCACGTAGGCCTTGAAGTCGGCGAAGTCCCGCCGGAACTGGGCCGGGGACTTCCTCGACCACGGGAACCAGGTGCCGTTCGTCTCGTGGTTGTACCGGATGTGCACGATGTGCTTCCGGGCCCAGCAGGAGTCCAGCTTGCGGACGTACGCGGCCCAGGTCGCCCGCGGCGGGTCGCCCACCGCGTAGTCGATGTCGCCGCTGTAGTTGCCTTGGTGGCAGAACACCCACTGGTCGTGCTCAGCCGAATCGAAGATGAGCCGGACCAGCTTGATGTCCTTCCGCGGCTGCGTGGCGGCGCGGGCATCGAACGGGCCCAGCCACAGCATGACCGCGGCCGCCAGGAACTCGACGGCGATCACGGCGACAGCGACCCGCCGCCACCGGAGCCCGGTCACGGCTCGTCCCGTTCCGCGATCAGCTGCCGGACGTAGCAGGCGGCGTCCAGTAGCTCCTCATACAGGTCCCGGAGCCCGTCCCGCCCGTTGTGCGGCTGCAGCGCTGTCCCGTACCGGTCGATGCCGACGTCCCGGCGTGCCTCGATGTCGGCGATCACCAACGTCTGCACGTCGACCCGGTCGTTGGGGACGGGCGCCGGCTGCTCGACGTGCGCGGTCATCCGAGCTTCGCCCCGTTCGGGATGACCAGCGGGGTGATCGACTGGGCCGTGTTCCGGATCAGCCGCGCCCACGTGAGAGCGTCGTCGCGGGACATCAGCACCGACAGGGTGGTACCCGCCGACCGGATCGTGACCACCACCATGGGGCCTTGCGGGCCGTTGACCTGACCGCAGACCAGGTTCGCGGGGTGGGGACCGATGAAGGCATTGCCGACGTCGAAGACAGGGACGTCCGCGCTGTCGCCCGGCATGGAAAGGCTCACAGCGACGCACGCTAGCAGCAGTAGTGTGCGTCGCTGCCGGTACTGGGTAGGTAGTCGGGGGAGGCTCGGGTTGGGACGGGGAGACGTGGTTTGTCGGGGGTGGCCGGGCTGGGAAGGAACGGGCTGGGTGGAGCAGGGCGGGGTGGTCGGGTGGCCCCCCACGGATAGGTGGGGGGCACCGGCAAGGTCAGGGCGTCGTCTGCTCCCACCGGGTCACCGTGTACCGGCCATGGGTAATTCGGCTAGCACCGCTAGGCGGTCACCAGCTGGCCCGCTGGTAGTCCAGGGGGGAGCCGACGACCGCCGACTCGTAGGGGTCCACGCCGACCGGGTCGACCTGCGGGACCCGCGTCCCGGGCGGCACATGATGCTGGAACGCCACCAACGCCGCATACGACAACGTGTCCACGAAATCGTCGTGGCGGCCCGCCGGGAACTGCCGTAACTCCTCCACGACCGCCTCCAGATGCCGGTGCCGATCCGGGAACCAGACGACACCGTCGGCGACCCTGCGCGCCGCCGGCGCCGCCCGCAGCGTCTTCCCCGTGTCCGGCCGCAGGTCCCGGATCGTCCACCCGGCAGCGACAGCGTCCCGGATCAGCAGGGTGCCCCGCAGGGACGGCTCCACGTAGGTCGCCTCCGGGCGCCACCGGTCCACGAGCGGCGCCGCCAAGTCGATCTGCCGGTGTTCGGGGACCCGTTCCCGGCGGACGTCGAGGAGCACCAGCTGGCTGGACGGGGTGACCGCCCACGCGGAGGCCACCGTGTAGTCAGCCGACGACTTCACCGACGTGGCCGTGTCGACGGTCAGGAATCGCCAGCAGTCGTCCAACCGCCATGGCCGGTCGGTGACCATCCCGGTCCCGTGCAGGTCCCGACGCCAGTAGCGGAGCCGGTCGACCTCGAACATCTGCCCGCCTGGGGCCTGCGGGGCGCCCTGATGCAGAGGCACCCACTCGTCGCCGGCGTCCCGTTTGCGGGCCTCCCACTGGGCGACGGTCCGGCCGCGGGCGTCCTCCAGGTACTCGCCGGGGGCGCGGCCGAGCGGGTCCGGGTCGACGATGCCCGGGTCGGCCTGCGCGGGGACGTGCAGCAGCCGCCACACCCCTGGCTGCTCCCGCATCAGCCGCCCGGCGAGATCGTCGTAGTGCCAGCGGGTCAACGTGAGGACCACGGGGGCGCCCGGCGCGAGCCGCGACGACAGCACCGACTCCCACCAGTCCCACAGGGCGTCCCGCATGATCTGCGAGTCGGCCTCCCTGCGGCCTTTCAGCGGGTCGTCGATGAACGCGGCGTCGGCTGGGCGGCCGGTGAGGGAGCCGCCGACACCGGTCGCGTAGAGGCCGCCGCCCGCGGTGAGTTCCCACTCGTGTTTGGCGCGCTGGTCTGGTGCCAGGCGCAGCCCGACGTCGACCGTGCCGGCCGCGCCGTTCATGGTGATCAGGTTGCGGATCTGGCGGCCCATCCGGTGGGCGAGGGAATGCGAGTAGGAGGCGAGGATGATGCGCTGCCGCGGGTCCCGGTGCAGGTCCCAGAGGGCGCCGCCGATGGTGCCGGTCAACGACTTGCCGACCTGGGGTGGCAGGACGACGATGAGCCGCCCGTCGGGGGTGGTCAACGTGTCGGCGATGGCGGCGGACACCAGGTCGAGGGGGCGGGTGTGCCGCAGCCTGCGGTCCAGGGCGCACATCATGTGCAGCGGCCCGGGCCATCGGGCCGTGCCGGGTGGGGCGAGGCCAGCGCCGCGGTCGAACGCGGCGGCCCGCCGATCCAGGGTGACGGTCACGTGCTCAGTCTCCGGTTATAGGTGCGGACTCGGCGCCGAACCCCCAGGACTTTCGTCCCCGAGTCACAGGGCAGCGATGACGGCACGAACCACGTCCGTGACGACGAGCACGGCCAGGACGAACGCCAGCAGCTGCCACCAGGGGATGTCGAGGAGGCTCGGCTTCCGGTCGCCGCGTCTCACCGCAACACCGCCTTCACGGTGGCCACGTTGACGCCGGTCTGCTCAGCGATCCCGGGGATCGTCATGCCGGCTGCCCGGCAGTCCCGGATCGCGTCGTCGCGGACGGCGCGGCCCTGCCGGGCCCGGGCCTCCGCGTAGCCGATGAACTCGACGGCCTCACGGGCGCGGGCCACCGGGTCGGGCATCGTCCGGATCTCGTCGATGGCGAGAGGAGTCCTCACAGTCACACTCATGTCACTAGTCTATCCGGCTAGCGGTGAGATCGGTATCTAGCTAGCCCCGTACCGGGCGAGGAACCGGCCCCGGGCCGCCTCGATCGCCGCCACCCGCAGGTCCCCCTCCACCCCCGCCGCGTCCAGAGCAGCCGCCACCAACGCACCCAACGTCTCCGCTTCCCGCTCCGCCACATCGATCTGCGCCTGCGCGATGTCATGCGCCAACGCGATCCGCACCAACTCCGCGTAGGCCTTCTTCCACCGCTCGTACATCTGCACCTTCACCGACAGGCCAGGCCCGAACTCGGTGACCGTCTCCAGCCCATCCGGGCCGTCCTTGCGCCGCACGTACTTCGTGCCCTGGAACAGGGCCTCCACGTCCTCGTTCGCCTCGGCCCGCACCAGCTGCCGCAGCCACTGCAACTCCCCCGCCGTCGCCGCGATCTCATGCAGGAGCCCAGTGACGGGGTCGACGGTGTCGGGGATACCGAGGGCCTGCACGTCACGCTCCAACTCGGCCCGCTCGATGCGGCGGGCACCAGCTGCCTTGACCTGGGCAGCTGCGCCACCGTGGCGGGGGCACACCGGGACACCAGCACGTGGCCAGCGCCGGCACGGTGTCCCGGCGCGGGTGTGCGCGGCGCAGCAGGCCCGACCGTCCCGGACGTGGGGTTGCCCGCATTTCAGGCAGGTTGGGTGGTCATGCATCGGTTCCTGCCTGTCGGGCGGGATGGATGGGGTGACCAGTGGTGCTGGTCGTGGCCATCATGCGTCGCCGTGATGGCGCCGTCACGCAGGTCAGTGGGTCGTGTCGCTGCCCTGGTTGGTGGCTTCGCGGGCGACGAGTTGGTAGAGGGCCGCGACCTTCCGCCACCGGTCGGCGGCGTCCCGCAGCGCCTCGTTCTCGACCATGAGTTGTTCGACGAGGGTCGGGGCCGGTGTGTGGGCGGGGTGGGGGCAGGGCCCGTAGGTGGCGGTGTCCGCGTCGTAGGCGGTGCCGGGGCAGGGGGTGTCTGCGCCGTGGTGCCCGGGGTGCAGGACGGTGACCATGCCCCCATTGTGCGCTTGTGACCGTTTCTGGCGCTACGTGGTGGCTGCCCACACCGCTACCGGTAGCAGCGGCATCAGCAAGCGGGACCACGCCTCGAGGCGGGTACCGACGCGGAGCCCGACACCGACGAGCCGGCCACCGACCTTGATCCGGCCGAACCAGGCGTCGCCGATCAGATGCGAGTACCAGCCCCAGACGGCGCCGGCGACAGCGGGCCGGGCTTCGACGGGGGCGACGACCGCGACGGCCAGGGCGAGGACGGTGAGGGCCGACGCGAACCACACCCGGTGGGTGAACCCGCGGTGCCACCGCCAATGGTGGAGGCCTTCCCGGCCGGGTGCCCACACCCGGTCCACGTCGGGGGACAGGACCCCCGCCGAGCAGGCCATCGCGGGCAGGACCCCGATCAGCAGCCACGCGGGCCGGTCGACGGGGAGGACCTGCACGATGCTCGCCCACGTCGACGCCGCCCACACGGTGTGGGTGGGGCCCATCACGTGGGGGCGTCCCCGTAGGCGAGGATCAGGTCTCCGACGACGAGGTGGTGGCCCTCGGAGCGGGCCAGGGTGAACGCCGTGTTCAACGCGAGGCCAGCGGCGACGAGCCGCGTCACGTCCCGCATCACGGGGATCTCCTCGACCGGCCAATACCTGGGTACGCCGCTGCCGCGGTCGCCGGCGACGTGCCGGTGCCAGGCGACGCGGCCGGTGTTCGACCAGTAGTCGAGCCGCCGGTACGACAGCCCGTGCCCGACGCGTCGGAGGACGTCGTTTTGGCTGGCGCAGACACCACCGTGGGGGCAGATCACCCGCCGGCCGCCGTCCGGTTCCACCGGGACAGTTGGGCGCGGCCCGCGTTCTCCTCGATGCCGAGCCGGGCCGCGACTTCCGCGGCGGTCATGGTGCGGCCCCCCGCTTCCCACTCCGCACGCAGCGCACGGCGCCGCTCGAGGTCGTCGGAGCGTGCCCGGTCGCCTCCCGCACGCAGCGGGCGTGCGGGGCGGGTGCGTGCAGGCTGCACGTCGCGTGCGGTGTCGGCGTGGGCCCGGGTGCGTGCGATGTCCAGTTCGGTGCGTGCACGTTCCAGTTGCAGTGCACGGTCCTCTTCGTAGCGGCGGCGGGCGTCGTCGGCCTGCGCACGCTGCGCGGCGGCGGCCGCCTCGGCACGCGCCGCCTGCTCCCGGGCCTCACGGTCCTGCCGGAACAGTTCGTCGACCCGCCACAGGACACCCGTCGCGACCGTCGCGATCAGCACGGCCATCGCGACCTGCCCACTCACCCACGCCGCATCGTCGAGGCGTGCACCGGGCACGGTCAGTGCACGGTGCAGCGCACCGGTCGTCACCGACGTCCACAGCAGTGCGAGGGCGGCCCGCACGTCCCGCCCGGCGAGCATCGCGGACACCGCGTACGCGTCGACCATGACCGGGACAGCGGGTGCGGCCCAGCCGAGGCCGACAGCGACCCCAGCCGAATACTCGAACGTCGCGGACACGACCAGCACCGCGAGGAGCGCCACCCAGCGCAGGACCCGGATCACGCTGCCCTCCCCGCGAGCCGCGCCACGACCGTCACCCTGGGTCGGCGGTACCGGGGGTAGCCGCAGCGGCCGCAGTCAGTGCCGGCCCGCAGGTGCAGGTGCATGTCGTGGGGGTGCCTGCACCGGCACGGCGACTTCACTGCTCGAGGCCCCTGCGTGCGCATGCTCGTCCTCTCGTGCTGGCCGTTGGCGCCAGCGATGCTAGTCACCGTCGCCACGCTCGATCGGTAGCGGCACGCGGATGGGGGGCCCGATCAGGGGACGGTAGACAGCGGCCCCGACATGCCGGGCGGGTTCCGTCTGCGGCACCGGGTCGGCTGCCCGCTCATGGGTCAGGTGCAGTGACCATCGGGACGCGCCGCGGGGCGGCCGGGGCCGCATGATCAGAGCAACCGCGACGAAGAAGCAGCCCATGATGATCGATGTCCCGATCGCTGCGCCAATGAACGCGAGCGGCGACACCACCGCGGCCGCGATGACCGCGACCGCGGCTCCGGCCCCGATCAGCCACCTGATCTCTTTCACCACTTCCCCCAGGATCCGTCACGGTCCGTCACCGAGGAACCGCCCCACGAACCGACCCGATGGGTCGGTTCGGGTCGGTTCCGGAGCCCTATAAGGTGCGTCGGGTCGTGCACGCCGATCCGACCCGAACCGACCCACGTCATGTCACGCAACGTCACCGATCTCCTTGACTGCGAGCCTGTAGATGGCGGGCGCGCCCCGGCCGGGCGCGTCGTACCCGGACCGCCGCAGGTGCCCCTGGGAGACCAGCACCCGCAGGTACCGGTTGATGGTTTCCTTCCCGGTGGAGGCGCCGGCCAGGTTGAGGGCGCGGCGGGCGTCCTGCCGGGTGAAGCCACGCGGTTCCGACGTGATCGCCAGGTCCCGCAGGGTCACGTTGACCGCCTCGGGCAGGGCAGTCCGGGCGTCCGCTTCGACGGTTCTCCGGCGCCACGCCTCGACGAGCATGGCTCGTTCCTGCGGTGACCTGGCCGCTTCGCGGGCGGCCGCCCACCCGGTGATGGACCGCAGGCGTTCCACGGACGCCGACATCTCGACGGCGGCGTCGAGGCTGCGCAGGCCCGGGTGCTCGTCGATGTCGGGCGGTAGGTCGACCGGGTCAGGGTCGTCGACGCCGTCTGCTGGTGGCTCCCGCATCAGGTCCGGCTCCTCGATCAGACCGAGCGGGTCACCGCTGCTCGTCACCGGTTCCGGTGGGCGAGGCGAGACACCCGGGACGGCACGACGGTGCTCGGCGAGGACCCGGCCGTGGGCGATCCGGCGGACGGTCATCACATCGTGCAAGGCGAACATGCGCCCCGCCCACCACTTCGTGTCCAACGCCACCAGGGCGACACCCTTCGCGCCACGCCCGAACTTGCTCATGTCAGGCATGCCGCGCTCCTGCCAGTCAGGGATCGCGAGGGTCATCTCCCCTGGCTTGCGGACCGGTAGGACGACGATCCCGAACGCGTTGGCTTTCGCGTCGCCGACGCCGAGGTGGGCGAGGACAGCGCGCTGCCCGGAGAGCAGCAGGCTGATCCCCTCGGATCGCCCGCCACGAAAGATGTCCTGCACGTACTTGCGGGCCTGATCCCCGTACCGGTCCTTGCGGCCGAGCAACGACGACGCCTCGTCAACGATGACGACGACCCGTGGCTCCGCAGCGGTCGGGACGTGTTTCGACAGGCCACGCTGACCGTTCAGCCTCGCCCGCTCCGGGATCAGTTCAGCGGCACGGCGCAGCGCACCGATCGCACCGTCGACCGCGTCCGGGCCCGGGTAGACCCGGTGCACGGCAGGCGCCCAGTTCGCGGCGTCCTTGTGGCCCTTCAACATGTCGATCATCACGACTTCGACGAGGGGGTTGCCCTGCTCGTCGGTGCAGTCAGTGAGGTGCTCGACGATATTGTTGATCAGGTTGGTGTTGTGGGTGGGGATGCAGGTGCGTCCGGCCAGGTAGAGCCGGGACGGGCCGTCGACGGTCAGGCAGCGCATCGGCACCGACTCGACGGGGCGGACGTCGACGATGTACCGCCGACCGGCTGCCGATCGGGCTGCGGCCGGGACATGCCGGGCAACCTTGCGGGCCAGCCGGAACGGGGAAACTTCGCCTGCCGTGAACTTGATCGTGTAGGCGGTCGACGCCCTGCCTGGGATGCCGTTGTGCGCCTTGACCGTCCGGGTCCGCATCGTGGCCTTGTAGCCGAGCCCGAGGACCAGCTCCAGAAACCCGTCGGCCAGCGGCTTGTGGGTGACGGCGAACTCGACCTGACCGCGGTCGTTGCAATGCCCGTCGGTGTCGAGCAGGCCCGCCAACAGGGCCCGGCGCTGGTCGATCGAGGCGCGCAGGTACGTCGCGGGGACGTGCTTGCACCCAGGCTCGAGGGACATCCCGGCAGCGCGCAGCCTCGCCGTGAACCCGCCACCGATGCCGTACCCGATCCCACGGCTGCCGTGGTGGAGCTTGGTGGGATAACCCGCCGCGTCGAAAGTGTCGAGGATCTCCTGATCCGTCGAGGTGATCTGCGCGGCCCTCGACGAGCCGTCGCCGAGCCACGCCCCGAACAGGTAAGGGTCGAGCGGCAGGGTGGCCTCGGGGTACTGAAGTGCCTGCGCGACCACGATCGAGTGGTTGGCGTGACCGTTGGCGGTGCGCAGGGTCGCGCGGATCTGGTCGGTGCTGACGACTGAGGTGGCCGTGCGGTCAGCGAACCGCTCGCTCATGCGCACCTTCGTCAGGCGCTCGTGAAGCGCCTTGGCGAATCGGTGCAGCGAGTAGGACGACACCGTTCGGGGACGGGTGCCGTCGCGGTAGGGAACGGTGACGACGACCTTGCCGTCCGAGCCGATCTCCTCGGCAATGGACGGCGCCACGACCGAACTCACGATCGGTTCGATCAAGCCGCGGAGCTCACCCATGCCGACCTGACGGTCTGGCCGCGCAAGCACCCGGTCAACAGTCTCGGCCAGCCTGGCGGTCTGGTCAATCGAGTAGTACGTGGTGCCGCGGGAGGCGATCCGATCCGGCGACGTTGCGATGCGCTGCGCTCGGGTGGACGTCGCCCACAGGTGCTCACCGCAAGCCACGATCAGCGAACCGTCGTCGAACTCGACTTCGTACGTCGGCTTTCCGTGCGTGATCGGGTGCGCCTTGACCACGGTGGTCGGCGCGCCGGTCTCGTCGAAAATGAGATCGCCGTCCTTGACCTCGCCCATCGTCGTCCAGCCGGACGGCGTCGGGATCGGGGTGTCCAGGGCCAGCATCTTCCCACCGCCAGTGCCGGCGACGATCAGCCAGTGGACGGCGCCGTCGTCGTTCGCGATCCGGAACGGGATCTCCTCCCCGGTCTCCGGGTCGATGCCGACAGGGAACGAGTCGTCCGGGGAGCGACGGCCCGACGGGGCGAACTCGGGCCCCCGTGGGTGCGGGATCGGGTGTGCCCACGGGTTCGTCGTGTAGGTGTTGACCTCGACGTAGCCGGCGTGGTCGTCGCTGGCCGTCACCCGCACCGACCCGGGGGCGAGGCCCTGCGCGGCGGCCAGCTGGTCGGCCACCGTCTGCTCCTTCGCGATCGCCGCGGCTGTCCTCCCGGTGCCACGGACGTCGATCAGGCGTTTCCATCCGACCGGGGTGGTGACGTAGCGGACAACGGTCGCGCCGGCCAACCCGGCCCGCTTCCCGACTGCGGCGAAGTCACGCTGCAGCCGCTCCCAACCCTTGTGGGTGCCGATCAGGTCCGCGGTGTGGACGACGGCCCACGTGAGACAGGCGTACAGCCAGTACGTGATGAGCATCGTCTCGTTGACGACGTCACGGCCTTCACGGTGCATGACGTGCCAGAGCATCACCCAGCCGGTGCCGAGGACCGGCAGCATGGCCATCCGTCCCGCCCACTGCCGGGCGGCCCTCTCGTCGGCCTTGACGTGCCGGTTCGCGGCGTACACCACGACGGCGAGACCCGCACCGACCGCGAGGATGGTCTGCGTGGTCGCGACGAACGCGATCGGCATGCCGAGCACCAGCAGCAACACGAAGAACAGGGGCGTCGCCCGGGTCGCGAGACGCCGCGCGAGCCACGCGAACACCGCGATGCGGGTCGCGGTCGGCAGGTCGACACTCTTGACCTTGATGTGGTCGCGGAGACGGAAGTCGTCGGCGTGCTGGTGCCCGGACATCGGTTACGCCGTCTCCGACCAGAACTGGTTGTTCGGGTCCTGCCCGGGGATCTTCCCGCCGGTCGTCTCGGCGGTCTCCCGGACGCCTTCATAGGTCGACGTGTAGTCCTGGACGTGGTTGGACAGGCACTGCGCGGCCTCGTCGAGATGCTCGGCGGCCTCGGTCAGACCGGACATCACCTGCGGCGCCATGTTCACCTCGCCTTCCAGGACCTCGATGTGTTCGCGGAGCTGCTCGGCGAGCTCCTGGATCTGCCGGGCGATGTCGTTCGCCCACGTTGCGTGGGCGGCGTCGGTCTCGGGTGCTTCCCCGAGCTGGTCGAAGGAAGAGGCGTCCACTGGTGCGGTTCCTTTCGTGGGTTCGGTGGCGGGCCCGGTCGTGGTGGGTGGTTCGCTGACCGTGCCGCCGTCGGGTGGGGTCCGCGGCTGCGGCGGGCCCGGTGGGCGGCCGCCGCCGTTGGGTGGCTTCGGTGGCCGCGGTGGAGGAGTGCCGCCGGGTCGGGGTGGTGATCCGCCCGGGCGGCGCCGGGTCCGGGTCGTGTGTGGCTGGACGACGCGGATCCGGATCGTGTGGGTGTTCCTGCCACGGGGGTGTGTCGGTCCGCGGCCGGGTGTCGAGGTCCGCCACGTCGACGTGATGGGGATCGGGGTCAGGCCGCGCCGTATCCGCCACCGGTTGATCCGGCGTAACGCGGCCCGGCCGAGTGCCATCCCGACCCGGTACCGGAGGTGGTCGGTGTAGGTGGCCTTCCGCGCACCCCGCCACACACCCGGCTTCCGGGCCCGATGCCTTGTTCTCGTCGTGGTCGCCACCGCGGTCATGACCTGATCGGCTGGTGGCAGTCGGCGCAGCGGTCACCGGTCCACGTCCACCGGGACCACGCGTGCACGTGTTGCCCGCATGTGCCGCAACGCGACGCGAGGTTGTCGCCGGGCCACACGAGGACCCGCAGGACGAAGGCGGCGCCGAGCACGTACGGAAGCCAGTCGTTCACGCGACACCACCGGTAGCGGTGACCGGCTCCCCCGCTGGCGCCTCGGGGGGGAGTGAGGTCGCCTCGGCCTCGGGGGTGGCCTCGAGCGGGGGAGCCGGGAACTGGGCCGGTGTCCGGCGGGGTGCGGTCACCCGCGCTCCGACCAGCATGACAGCGGGGAACAGGAGCATGCCAGCGATAGAGGCTGCGGGATGCCCCGTGGACCAGGCTACGACGGTTCCGGTACCGATGACGGGGGCGGCGCCGAACCACCACGTACCCGGGTGGCGCTTGTGGTCGAGCACCGCTGGTGCCCCCTTCTCCACAGGGACAGGGAAGGGGACGACCCGCGCGGCGGAACCGTGCTGGCCAGTGGTGCTGGCCGACCCCACCAGTGATGGTGGCCCGGAATGACACGCCTGTCAATCATCAGGCGGTGCGGGTCTCTGTGCCGTGGGTGTGCGGTGCCCTACCCTCGGCCTCGTGACCAGGGTGTTGTGGAGCGTCAGCGACGTGGCCGCTGCCCTGGGCATCACCCGCCAGTCGGTGTTCCAGGCGATCGCCGAGCACCGGCTGCCCGCACCGGACTACCGGGTCGGGACCGGGCCGCGGGCGACACTCGGTTGGCGGGAGACGACGATCCGTCGGTGGGCGAACCGGACCGGCCGGGAGCTGCGGGCTCGTTAGAGCACGGTCTCCGGGTGCAGGCACTGGTGGAGGAGCCCGGTCAACGCCTCGGCGAGCCGGCCCCGGTTCATCTCACCGGCGGTACTGGTGGTGTCCTCACCGCGGACCCGGGTCAGTAGCCGGGTGGAGCCGTCGACTGCGACGAGCAGCACGAAGCGTTGCTCGACCCGGTCCGGGTGTTCAGCGAACGACCCGGTCGGGTGTGGCTGCCCCGGCTGCTGTTTCACCATCCATGCCTCGTCCATGAGCGCGAGCGCGGTGAGGCCGGTGGTGTCCGGCCGGGTCTGCGGGCCGCTCAGACTCAATGCCTGCCTCAGCGCGGTCAACGCGTGGAACGAGTGGCCGGTGAAACCGACCGCGGTATCGAAGCCCGGGAACGGACCGACGGTGAGCGCCGACAGGCCGTCGGTGATCGGCTCGACGTGGAAGGCCCACAGGGTGGGTGTCTGGTCCCAGCCTGCGGCGTCAGCGTCGCCCTCGAGTTGGGTCATGGCGGCGGCGACAGTGCCCGTGTCGGCGATCACCGTGGGTCTGCTGTCTCGACCCGGGTGAGGCGCCCGGTCAGGCCCTTCACCCTGACGGTCAGCGTCGACTCCATCGGCACCTCCGCCTCCACACAGGCCCGCAGGAACGCGGACAGTTCGGCGAGGGTCATGCAGCCGTGCCCGGCGGACGCCTCCGCGGTCAACTTCCGGGTGACGGGCATCAGACGGCCGCCTCGACGAGGCGGCGGGCGCGGGCCGTCAACCGCGCCGTCGGCGGCTTCCGGAACTGTCGGACCAGGCCGGCGTCCACCAGTGACCGCAACGCCCGCGGGTGCGCGTCGCCGCCTGCAGCGACCTGCCGCAGTGCCCGCCATTGGGCTTCGGTGAGCCCGTCGGGGCGGACCCGGTTGCCGCGCCCGGTGCGGCCCTCCTTACCGGGCCGGGTCCGCTCCCATTCGAGGATGTCAGCCTCGTAGGCGAACCGGCGTCGGCCGATGACGACGGCGCGGTCAGGGTCCTGCGTCGGGTACGGGTGGTCGGGGAACCGTCCACTCGGCCCGTAGCGGCCGGCGAGCCGGGACACCTGTTCGCGGGTGACGCCGAGCAGGGCGGCCTGCCCAGCGGTGTCGAGCAGGGGACCCCGATTGTGTGTCTGCGTCATGTGACGGATTTTACGGGTCACTCGAACCACGACCGGTAGTAGGACCGCAGGACCGCGTCGATCAGGGGCCACGCCTGCGGGGTGTCCGGCCGGTACGGCAACGTCTCGAGCAGCTGCATCGCGCCGAGGGTGGTCCCGTCCCCGTAGCAGGGCCCGCCGAGGAGGTAGCAGGTCGGGTACGGGTCGTGGTCGGTCCACAGGGGCACCGGGGAGTGCCGGTCGATGCCGGCGCCGAGCCACTGTGTGCCGGTGTCGTCGTAGGCCTGCGCGAGGGACAGGCCAGGGACGTTGGTGAGGGTGAGGACGGTGAACGAGACGGCGCCGAGGGGGCCGCGCACGGCCCACTGGTGTTGGCGCAGGTCGGCCCGGTAGACGTGGCTGGTCGTCAACCGGTCGGTGCGGGCGAGGGTGGTCACCGGTGGAACCTGCCCCTCAGCCAGTAGCCGAGGAGAGCACCGAGGACGGTACCGAGCGCGAGCATCTGCATGGTCTGGCCGATGTACAGCCTCACAGGTCCTCCCCGAGGGCGAGCCGGGCCACGGCTGCGACCCGTTCGAGGGTCAACTGCCGGTCGGTCTCGTGCCGGTCGTCGTTGTCCTCGTCGAGGCACCGGTCGACCTTCGCCACGATGTCGTGGGCTGCGGCGGTGAGCACGGCGACGTGCTCGGCGGCGAGCCGGTCGGCCAGGAGCCGGACGGCTCCGGTGGTGACGGCGTGCTCGAACATGCCGTGGAGGTCCTGGACGGCGCCGGCGAGACCGATCGTGGCGACGGCCTGCGCGCAGGCCGCGTCGACGGCGGGATCCCCGTCGGCGTTGCGTCCGAGGGACCCGGACTGCGCGTCGTGGACGAGCCGGGCAGCTTCGGCGAGGGCCTCGTCGGGGTCGGGGCGGTCGGTGGTCACGGTGGTCCTCTCGTTGGGGCGGCCCGGGAGCAGCGGTCACGCCACGCTGCTCCCGGGCCGGGGCGGGGGGGGGTTGCCC